GGGCGTATGCCCGCCTACTCCATAGGAGGTAATGCACTATGAAATTAGGATACAAGCCTAATGCACTGCTTTCTGTATTCGGTGAACGAATTACCTACAAAGGCCAAGATATCAAAGCAAGTGTAGAAATTGGCGAATATGACGGCAAAGGGTCCGGATTTGTTGATAAAGCACTAGCCGATAAGGCTCAAATTTGGGTGCGTGTTAAGGATGTTCCCGAACCTCGACCAAAAGACGAGGTGTATATCAATGGTGCTAAATGGTACGTTGATCACGTTTCAAATTTTGACGGCACTATGTATTGTTTGGAAATTGTCCATAACGTGAGGGCGGTGAGACCGTAATGAGTAATGAACCGATTACGATTACAGACACAGCCACTCCGTATCTGAATTTCATTGCAGAAACTAAACCAGATTGGATGCGTAAAGCGTTAAAGTCAACAGGTTGGATGATGCAAAAGGAAATTAAGCAGGGCATTCGGTCAGGCGCGCCTGGTGGACGTAAATATCCTAACTTCATGGCGCCAGCTCGTCGGGCCGCATTTGAGTCAGCCTTTGGTGCTAAACTTCGTAAAGCTTATCAAAGTGGAGGACGAGCAGAACGAGAAGCCTGGGGTTCGAAATCGCGAAATGCCTTACTTGATATGGGCATTAGCGCCAGGACAATCGGATATAGTCCACTTGGTAAGTTGTCGAATGCAGTCGGATACCAATATGACAAGAGCAAACAATCCGTCCGAGTTGGGTGGTTATCCAATTCGGCGAAACGATTAGGTGAACGAATCGAAGAGGGGTACACTAAGCAAATTACAGAGCCTATGCGTAAGAAGTTATTTGCTGCAGGCGTACCATTACCAAAGGGAAAATCAATGTTCAAAATTCAGCCACGTCATACATATGGCCCTATGAAAGCTGCATTGCAGCCTAAACTTAAACCTTATATTGAGGGTAAGATAGGCGACTATGCTATCTATGGTCCAGCGGCACAATCCGCTTCTCGACGTAATTACAAGGTAAGGTGATTTGATGCAACAAACAATTCCATTGTCGCGCATCGTTGAACGTTGGGCCGAGGCCCTAGCGAACGATGAAGCGTTGACTAAATTTTGCAATGACAAATATGGAAAGCCGGCGCAACTGTATGTCGGCTACGACGATGTTGAAGCACCACTTGAAGAAGATTGCCCTTGCATCATATTACTACCGAGTAATAAAAACGAAGGGCTTGCAGATACTTACACATACTCCCTAATGGTTGTGTGGGGTATCGTCCATAAAGGTGCAACTCGCGTTAAGAATATTATTCGATACGACGGAGCGCTAGAATCGGATAATCTAGGGCAGTTAATCATTGAATGCATTTGTAAGGTTAATCCGGCGTTCCCGGTAATCGACATTGACTATGAACTTGATAGTATGAATTGGCGCCCGGTGTTTACCGGACGGTTAACAGCTACTATAGAAATTCCGCATGTAATCGGCGGGAATATTGAATATTAAAGGAGGAAATGCATATGGCAACAGCAAAACGTGCACAGGGTTCTCAATCCCATGTGGCGATTGCGTTTGAGGCGGATTTTGGTACAACGCCATCCACTGGCGGTGTAATCACGCCAATCATATCTAGCTCCGTGAAAGCTAGTCAAAACTTAAATGACTCCACTGTGATACGTGGTGATCGTAATCCTGCAGCGCCATTCCGTGGCAACATTGACACGTCCGGTAGTTTAACCGTGCCTGTTGGTGTTATTGACATCGGATACTGGCTAAAAGCTGCATTTGGTCAACCGACTTCTAATACAACTGGACAAGCGCCAAATAAGAAGTCCGAGCACGTGTTTAAAATCGGTAACACAATGCCGTCGCTAACTATTGAACAGGGGTACCCTGATGTTAACGTATTTCAACAGTTCGCTGGCGTACGAGTTAGTAAATTAGGCTTTAAATTTGGCGGTGACTCCGAACTTACAGCATCTGTGGATGTAATGGGTTGTAAGGAAACATTAGCGGCCACTACGTTTGATGCCGCAGCTAAGGCCGTAAATTTTTTACCATTCCAAAACCTAAACGCAACTATCAAAGAGGGCGGCGTTGCCGTAGCCAATATTCTAAGTTGCGATATCAACTTTGATTTTGGCTTGGATGGCGACTCTTACGCTATCGGCGGTAAAGGTTTTAGAACATACATCGACCCAGGTATTGTGTCAATTTCAGGGACAATTAAAGCGTTCTTCCAAAACAAAGACCTTTTAAACAAAGCGGTTAACGGTACAGAATCCAGCTTGGAATTGCGACTTGAACAAGATGACTGGTCGCTTACATTCAAATTGCCTGAACTTGTATACGAACGACAATCTCCAGGCATTGACGGCCCTCGAGGCGTCAATATTGAATTACCATTCAAGGCGTACTATCGCGCGGATGCCGGCCGTTCTGCATCCATCATTACTTTAGTTAATAATCAAGAACAATACTAGGAGGTGCCCATATGGCATTCGAAGATATTCAAGTAAGAGGATTAACATTCGCTGAACGTGGCGAATTAATTAAATCCGGGTTAGACCCATTATATACTCCAGTTCCGGAGGAAGCACCGGACACAGAACGTCTATTACGTTCTCGTGACCTTGCACAATGGATTATGCAACACATCTACGGTCTAACTGAAGATGAAATCAACGCAGCACCAGACAATGACCTTATGGAAGTCGCGCTTGATACCATGCGCTTTACGCATGAAAAAAAGGCTGAAACTGAAAAAAACTAATTCAGGTGTGGGGTTGGCTCAACTCCGATAAGCCGAAATACTGCTCTGATTGTATCAAGATGCAACGTGAGACTAAACAGCATTTTGACTGTTCGGAGTGTGAGTTTAATTCCCCTCACCAATTAGATGGAACTAGACAAGCAATGCGAGTATACAATGCCAGCCGAATGCAACGACGATGGCATTCAGGCGGTATTGCTGGATTCGATATGCCTGCGGTGTTAGAAGTGGCGAGGGCTTACGGCATTGAGCCACTACCGCACCTTATCGATCTACTCGTATTATTAGAAGCCAAAGAATTGGAGGTGGCGCACAAGAATGGCCAATAATTTAATTGATATTGTCGTTCAGCTGACCGATAAGAATACGGAAGCCGGACTCAAGAAAATTACAGCTAGTGCTGAAGGCGCCAAATCCGCCCTTGGCAAAATGAAGAATGACCTCATGGCGATAGGTGCCGGTGTTGGTGTTGTAGGCATCGGTGCCAAACTCGCCAAAGAGGCTATTCAATGGGATGTAGCCGTTAAGAAATTATCCGGTATCACTGGTGCTACGGCAAAAGAAACCAGTGAACTATTAGCAGTAGCTAATTACATGGGTATTGCTATGGAAGATAGCGCGGGTGCATTTGCTAAGTTCTCTAAGAACGTCGGAGCGGCCAAGGAAAAAATGGAAGTCGCTCGGGCGGAGGGAAAGCTAGGTACTGATATATTTAGTAAATTAGGCTACACACTTGAACAGATTCAAGGTAAGAATACCGTTGAAGTGTTTAAGATGATACAGGAACGTCTAAGGGGCATGAAAGATGGCGCTGAAAAGACTCGTGTCGAAATGGAACTCTTTGGACGTACCGGCTACCAAATGCATGCCATGCTCAACATGTCCGCCGAACAGATGGACAAAGTGGCTGAACGTGCCAAAGCGATGGGGCTTATCATCGACGATGATGCAGCATCTAAGTCCGCAAAGCTAAATCGGGAATTAAAGGATTTAGAGAATACCGGAAAACGCCTAGCAGTATCTATCGGTCATGAGTTAGTTCCTGTGTTTAATGACTACGCAAAAGGTGTATTGGATATAGCTAAAGAATTCGAGACAATGACCGCTGAGCAAAAGGAAGCTATCGGAGGTATTGTCAAATTCGGTGCAGAAGCCGGTGCCGTGATCATAGTCATGCGGTCGCTAACTAGCGCACTCGGATTTATGAGATTAGCTACAATTGCTGCCGCGGGCCCATGGGTAACATTGGCTACGGTAGCAGGGCTAGCAGCTAAGAACATATATGATGCAGTGTATGCATCTAAAACAGCTGGTTCTTATCTAAATGTTGAAGTTGACGGCAAGCGTATTCACAAGAATACGAACTCAACAGCAGGTATGTCTGATAAGTTCCGTGAATCACATGATGCACGTTATTGGATAGAAGACTCAGCTTTATTAGGATTCATTAAAAATGACCGCTTAGCTACAAAAGAAGAAGGCGCTAGAATCGATGCGGCTTTGAAGCAAAAAGAAGAGGCGGATGCTGCAAAAGCGAAACTCGATGAAGAACTTGCAAAAGCGAAAGAGGACCTTGCTAATGGCGGATTAACGAATACCGAGGCTATTAATAAGGCAAATGAGGAAGCAGCAAAAGCAGCCAAAGCTCAAGAGCAGGCAGCTAAGAAAGCCCAACAAGCGGCTGAAAAGTTGACGAGTGCAGTGGAACGCATGGCCGATTTGTATCGGTCACTTACTTTACAAAGTCTGCAAATTGACGGCAGTCAATACGAAATCGATAAGCTAACTGCCAAGAACCAGTACGAAGCTAACAATAAGAATATCCGTGATATTATCCGCTCTGTTTCTGGATTGAGCGGAGGCGTTACTGGAGAAGCTGTAAGCGTACTGGACGCAGCTAACGAGCAACTCGGTAAGGCATACGAGTTAGGGGCTGACGGAACGTGGGCAACTGACTGCGGAAAGCTGTTCTCTGATTCGGTATTGCAGGCATTTGGTAAGGACGTACCTCGATATGTCCCATCTATCATGGATGCAGCTAGAGCCGCAGGTGCATGGCACGATGCAGGCGACGGGTACACGCCTAAGGCTGGCGATGGTGTAGTTGTACTTGGTGATAATCACATCGTCATTAGTGATGGTGCAGGTGGATATACGGGGGCTAACTCTAGTACTGGAGTAGTTGCCAAGCCATCTGTTGAAGGTGATTTCGGTGCTATCACAGGGTACGTAGACACTAGCTTATTAGCAGGTGCTACATCGAGTACCACTACTGATTCAGCAGGTAGCGCGGCAAATGCCAAGAAGCTTGCTGAGTCTAACCTAACTGCTCAAGTTAGAGCTAAGAATGAGGAGTTGTACCAAAAGCGACTTGCTGAGGCACAACGAAATCAGACTATCCGTGTTCGCAAGATGAACGAGGATATTAAAAAACTCGATCTTGAACGCACGGGCGACCGCTTACAATTACTCAAAGTCGAAGCTGAAGCGCAAAAGGCGCAGATTGATGATAATGTCCGTGAGTACACTAAATCCGTAGGCGATAAGGAACTCGCTGAAAAGAAAGCTCAGGCAGAGCGCCTAAAATTGGCTTCTGATACTGAGCAGAAAATTAGGGAGCTCGCTTACACTCAAACGAGTGAAACCGTTGACCACTTAACTAATATGGTTACGCTTGGTCGTTTAACTCGTAGCGATGCAGATGTCTTACTTGCTGAAGAGTTAAAATCGTACATTGACTATGCACGTAGTGAAGTCAATGAGGCCCAGTTAAGTGCTACCCAAAGACTGCAAATTGAAAAGAACCTTGTTGAGGCCCAACAAAAACTATGGGAGCTTGCAGGTCGCAGCCTTAAAACAAGCTTACAAGAGGCAGCTCGCCAGTATAAGCAAGAGACTACCAACTATGCTGACTTAGCAAAGTCTACTTTCGATAGTACGATGAACTCTATTAATTCTGCATGGACAAATAATCTCGAGGCTATGGCAACAGGAACGAAGTCGTTTAGTAAAGGCATTAGGGACATATTCAAGGATATGACAAATGCCATTATTAAGATGATGATTCAACTAACATTCCAACAATATGTAATGCCTAAGTTACTAAGACTATTCGGCGGAGTAGTTAACGGGATTGGTTCTCTAGGTGCTGCAAAAGGAACATCGTCATTTGCTGGTGGCGGTTCGTTTAGTTCTGCATTTACAGGCAATCGATTTGCTGCCGGAGGGAAAACGAACCCAGGGCTTATGTTGGTTGGTGAAAACGGACCGGAACTATTACAGTCCTCTGGATCCCATCGTATTTACACAGCAAGCGAAACCCGTAGATTAATGGGTGGCGGAGCTACAAGCAACAACGTAGTTGTTAACATTGTTAATCAGTCTGGCCAAGAACTCGAAAGCAAGCAACAGAACTCTCGGTTTGATGGTGAGAATTATGTTATCGATGTGGTAGTTCGTGCTATGGAATCAAACAAAGGAGGTATGCGTGACGCCATCAAGGCATCCGCAGTATAAATATGGCAGTATTTCCAGATATTCGATGGCCGATATACCCAATTCAGGAGACTACTCCAGATATTTCGTATAAAGGTCAAGTTGAAAACATGACGCTAATTACCAGGAAAAAGACGACAAAGACACTGCGGACATATTCCGTAGGGTATAAGTTGCCAACAGCCGATTACTATAAACTTCGGGCATTCTATGACGATGTTAACTGTTCAAATGTGTTTGATTGGGTTCATCCTGAAACTCGTGAAACACTTCGAGTGAGATTTGCTGATCAGTTAGACTTTGCGGCGAATGACTACGGAGTGTGGATGGGAACCGTGAAATTACAGGAGGTATAACATGTTACCGCTCTCAACGGCATCAATTTTAGAGAAAAACCAAATATCGGCCACAGGTGTGTGGTTAATGCTGTTAGAAATATCCTATAAAGGGGATACGATTCGATTGGTACACAATACGGAGGATATTCAATTTCAAGGCAATACCTATATCGCATTTCCATTTACCATTCAAGATGTTACAGAGAATGCGACGGATTTACCTAATATCAAGCTATCCGTGTCTAACGTGACTCGTACAATTCAGCGCATGGCAGAGTCTAATAATGGATTCACTGGAGCCAATGTCATCATTCGTGTAGTGAATACGAACATACCTGATGTGTGCG